ATTGGCGAGAACCCCGATTGGGTAAGGCGTCCCGCCCGGGGGTTAGGTCTGGAACCCTCCGAACAGTACCGAGCCGAGGATTACGCTTACCGCGCCAAGAAAACCTCAGCAACGCGAAAAGAGAACTTTGCCCGTGGTCTTTATCCCTCAACGCCGAGAGATGCAGCCACGGGCCAATTTATAAGCAAAGACAAGAGATGAAAGGAAGGGCCAAGATAATCCACCGTCAAGGCAGTGTCGATGTGGCAGTGTGCAGCGTTCCGATGGATGATGCGCCCCGGACATACAACAGCCTTGTAAAAGCGATGAAAGACCGTGCCAAAAGCGTGTGGGGAGTAAGGTTTGAGGAAACACCGGACTCCATCACGGCAATCTGGCCACGTTCCGACCGACTGGCCGACGGATGGAGCGAGAGCGTGAAATTTATTCCGGAGGAATAGTGATTTTTTTGAAAAAAAGTGTCTGAAAACCTTGTAGAAAGTAGAAAAATTACTACCTTTGCAATGTCAAACAAGAACAACATGAACAAGTACAAAGTAAAGGAAGTAATCAAAATGCTTGAAGAAGACGGTTGGGTTCTAATGACCACCAAAGGAGACCACCGACAATTTAAGCATCCTTCAAAGAAAGGCAAGGTTACGGTGAGAGGAAAACCAAGTGAAACGCTAAGTCAATTCTTATTGAATAGCATTTGGAAACAGGCAGGATGGCGATAAGCCATCCTCCTCTCTCCCCAATTCAATCACTAAATAATAAAATTCAAAAGCCTCAATATGGAAGCAAATAAAATTCACGTTGATGTAAGCTGGACCGGAGATAACTTCTGTGGTTCTTGGGATGATGGGCATGATGGTGTTGTATTAGTTACGGCCAAATCTTTCCAGAAGCTCAAAGATGATTTTAAAGAATCTACCCGCCTTCACATCCAAGGGTGTGTTGAAGATGGAGACACATTTCCCGAGTATCTGGTCAACGGTGACTATGATATTGAGTATAATCTTGACGCCGCCGCTCTCATCCGAAACGCGGAAACATTCACTACCATGTCAGTAATCAGCCGTATTTCTGGTATCAATCAAAAGCAACTCTCCCACTATGCTAATGGTGTCAAACACCCTCGACCCATTCAGATTGCGAGAATCAAGGCGGCTCTTGCTATTATAGGTACACAACTTTTATCCTTAAGTTAGTTCTTGTTTGACAGCAGAATTAATCTTGGAAGTCGGTTAACCCCGACACCCACGGCCCGATTGACCTACAAAGTCAGTCGGGCTTTTCTTTTGCCAACTAATATCATCACAAATGAAAGCGTATATATCAATCCCAATCAGCGGGAGACCGCTCCACGATGCCAAGCGTCAAGCCGAGTATATCAAAGCGAAACTGACCGAACATGGCCACGAGTGCATAACGCCCTTTGACGTTTGCCCGGAGTCCGGCAAACCTTATGCCTACTACATGGGCAAAGATATTGAGGCTCTGTTGGCCGATGATATTGACGCTGTGGTATTCGGCAGCGGGTTCCACGACTCCAAGGGCTGTCTGCTTGAGTACGCCGCCGCCGAAATCTACGGCAAAACCATCGTACATCAAGCGTGGTTCTGGTATCTCGATTTCACAACACTTAAACCATATCCAATCAGATGAAAAAGTATCGTGTAAAAATGATGCTGGAGGACGGCTGCACCATCCCCGGTTATTACGTTCAAGTCCGCACATGGCCTTACGTGTGGGTAACAGTAAAGAGATTCTATGACCCTTACGACTCCGACTTTGCCCGGCGTGAGGCTGAGGAACTGTTAGACAAACTCAATGAAAAGTAAGACATGAAAGTAGTAATCACCGGCGGCGATGGCTTTATTGGCAAGGCTCTCGCCGTTGCGCTTAAAAAGCGAGGTATTGAGGTGTGCAGCATTGACCGCCTCAACGGGATAGAGGCCGGTGACTTCTTCACCTCAACCGACCTCTCCGGCATTGATTGTGTGTACCATCTCGCCGCCCAGACTTCCGTCTTTAACGAGAACAAGACCGACATTATCCACGATAACATTGAAGTGTTCAAAATCGTGTGTGACGCTTGCGCCCGGCATAGCGTCAAGCTGGTCTATGCCTCATCATCGACGGCAGCCGACGGCAACACAACATCCATCTACGGCATCAGCAAGCGTTTCAACGAGGAATATGCCCGTTGCTATCATCCGAGAGCCACGGGAGTAAGGTTTCACAACGTGTACGGCCCCCGACCGCGTCAAGGTACTCTTCTTTGGCATCTGCTCAATGACGAGCGGGTTAAACTCTACAACATGGGGCGTAACGTGCGACACTTTACCTACATCGATGACATTGTCGAGAGCCTTGTCTATGCGTACGGGAGCAGCCATCAGCTCATCAACGCCGCCAATCCGGAGCAGACCACCACACTGCATCTCGCTGAATTGGTGAAACAATATAAACCGCTTGAAATAGAACTGATTGCGCAAGAGCGTGATTTTGACCGCAAAGAGCAATCGGTCAACGAAGCGGTTTATACAGTACCTTTGCAATATACGTCTGTTGCCGACGGCATAAGGCGCATATTTGAGAGTATTGACCATGAGCAGACGCAGTAAGATAACACGTATGGATAATTGGGATGTTCCTGCCTCTCGGCCTCGGCTGAAAGGTGGGAATATCCCTCTTTGTGATTTGTCACCCCGGACGGTTCTGCATCAACTCGGCTCCCTGGTGTATTTCGCCCAATACAGACGCACAAAGAGCGGGATTCCGTTCAGCGAGATTAAGCAGTCGGCCGACATAGCGGCCTTATTTGCCGACGCTGCGGCCAACTTCATTGAGCGTCTTGTCAACAATACGGAAGACTGGTGTATCATAACCACGCCCCGGCGCCGTCATGCAGACGGGTTCCACTTCGCCACGGCTGTATGTGAGCGCATAGCAGCGCGCCTCGGTATTCCGTTTTATGCCGATGCCGTTCAGTGTATCAACCGCAACCGTCTGGAGCCTGACTTTCATCTGCTCCGGCCCATCGCCGAGCGGCGGGTGATAGTATATGATGACATCATTACCACCGGCACAACTCTGACGGCCACGGCTTCATTGTTGGCCGACCGTGATATTGTCCTCACCATCATAGGCATCAATAACCGCTAAAATCCACTCTCCCGGCCATGAATCAGATACAATCCCCTCTATACCGACACACCGAAATCGCCCACAATGCCTTAAAAATCGACTCAATGGGCATAATTTCACGCTTTGGTGAAAATTTTTTGAGGGGCGGGAGAAAGACAAAACAACATCATGAACATAAATGACAGTAACCCATTCGAGATACTTTCTCTGTGGCTGTTATCCGATTACAAATTCAGCCACTGATTATATACAATTTTACTCCCGAATTATATAAACCTCTCATACATCATCACAATGGCAAAGAAAAACAAACAGAACAAAGCTCAAGAGCGTCGACCAACTGAAAAGCAAGAGAAGTTCTGCCAATTCTATCTCGACACAGACGGCAATGCTTCCGAGGCTTACCGTATGGCCTATGATGCCACCAATATGCAGCCTAATTCGGTTTGGAACGCTGCAAGCCTACTCCTGGATAACCCAAAGGTTGCCCAAAGGATAGAGGAAATACGAGCCGAGCGCGCTGCCGCATCAGTGGTTGAACGCAAAAAGGTCGAAAAGGTACTTATGGATATAGTGACCGCAGACCCCAATGACCTCTACATGGTTGACCCCAAAAGTGGTAAAATCAAGATGAAGGCTCCCAGCCAACTACCAAAGCGCATGCGCAACGCCTTGAAGAAAATTAAGAATAATCGAGGCATTGTAGAATATGAACTGAATGGCCGTGTAGAGGCTGCAAGATTATTAGGTTCATGGAACGGCTGGGATGCCCCAAAAGAAGTCAATGTGAGTAATACGGGCAACATAAAGGGAGAAATCCGTATAGGCTTCGGTGATGATCAGGAATAAATCTTACAACCTCAATATAACATATATAGCCCGACAAGTAGCAAAATGTAAACTCTTCCCAATAGTGGGATACTGACAAATGTAGCAAAATGCCAGCAAAAAGCCATCAAACCGCGAAAATCAATGGTTCTAAATTATAAGTTATTCAATCCCCTCGCATTTTATCTCCTGATGTTTATGCAGGATAAGACCATCCGTAACATCATCATGTTCGGTGGTTCATCATCCGGCAAGACATACAGCATGGCGCAGATAGTTCTCATTTTGACTTTATGGGAGGACACGAGTCATCTTGTAATGCGTAAGGTTGGGGCATCTATCAGAGATACCGTTTATCAAGATTTCAAGAATGCAGCCGAGCAACTCGGAATAACTCATCTGTTCAAGTTTAATGATGGCAACAAGATAATAACCTGCCTTGAAAATAAAGCTCGTATAGTATTCAAGGGCGTCGATGACGCCGAGAAAATCAAAGGTTTATCAAGTTTCAAGCGCATAATCCTTGATGAATGGTCAGAGTTTGAGGAGGCTGACTACAAACAGATCCGTTTGCGTCTGCGTGGCATGGAGGGTCAGCAAATTATTTACACATTCAACCCTATCAAGGAAACTCATTGGATTAAAAAAAACGTATTTGACAAACAGAAGTGGCACTATGTGCCTATGACTGTTAAGTTAGGCAATCAGATTATCCCGTCAGAACTGACGAAAGTCAAGTCTATAAGGATGAATGAGCCTCGTGTGATAATGCACAAGAGAACAGGAGAGATGATAGAACATTCGCCGGACACCGTTGTTATCCAGACTACCTACCTCAATAACTTTTGGGTTGTCGGTTCACCCGATGGCACATACGGCTACTATGATGAGCAGTGTATCGCTACGTTTGAATATGACCGCGAAAATGATCCCGACTACTATAACGTGTACGCTCTGGGAGAATGGGGCGTTATCCGCACCGGTTCCGAGTTCTTCGGCTCGTTCAACCGTGGCAAGCACACAGACGAGTGCAAATATAATCCCGACCTCGCGCTCCATGTGAGCGTCGATAACAATGTGCTGCCTTATATCTCTTACACATTCTGGCAGATTGAATATGATGATTGTATCAAGATTCGCCAGATAGATGAGATTGCGGCCGAGAGTCCTCACAATACAGCCCGAAAGAGTGCGTTGCTTGTAGCGGCCAAGTTGCGAGAGATGGGAGTTGACCGTATATACCTTCATGGCGATGCCTCGACACGCCATGCCAACACCATTGATGACCAGAAACGTTCATTTCTTGACCTCGTAATCTCAACCCTACAATCAGTGGGGATTGAGGTTATTGACTGCGTAGGCAAACAGAATCCGAGTGTACCGATGTCCGGCGAATTTATAAACGCCATATTCGATAACATAATACCCGATATCCAAATCATCATCGGCGAGAACTGCAAGATTTCGATAGAGGATTACATGAGTGCGCAGAAAGATGAAAACGGCGCCATGCTCAAGACTAAGGTCAAGAACAAAATTACAATGCAGACCTATGAGGAACACGGGCACCTGTCAGACACGTTCAGATATGTTATAACCGACCTTTTGCGAGAGCTGTTCCTATCGTTCTCCAACCGCCGCAAGCGTAATCTCTATGCCCGAGACGGTATCATTCATTTCTATAACCCGATTACCGAATGTAAGTACGGCAGGGAAATTGTATATGCCATGCCGAATATCAACGGCAAATTCGCATTAGTCCAGGGCAAACTGTGTGGTGAGAAATGGCACATAGTGGATTTGATGTTGAGAGAAACATCATCTACCGATGAGATAGCCGAGATACTTGTTAATGCCAACAGCCCACAGACCATCATTGAATGTGGCCCGGCATATTTCCGTTTTGTCCGTGATCTGCGTAAGGAAATACCAAACGTCAGAGCAATGAAGGAAGTAATCGATGTTGACCGGCGTATAGCGGCCACTTCGGACTTTGTGAAGAACCATCTGCTTTTCAATGAAGCGAAGTTGAATGATGATGCAGAGTATTCTTTGTTTATGACAAACCTGCTTGATTACAATCGAGCCACCGGCGATAGCATAGAGGCAAGCGCGGTACTGAGTGGCTTTATTCAGTTCGTTATCAAATTTCAGTTTTGAGCACAAAAAGGTTATAAATTCTGAAAATACAGTGATTTAGCACTCGTTTTTCAATGTTGGCAAAAATCGGTTTTTTCGTGATTTGGAGCAACCGATTGTATTTGTGCTTTTCTTTGCCATAAAAGAGAAAAGCATGAATTTCATACAACGCATATTCGGTTCCAAAGAAAAGGCGGAGGCAATGGTTGTCAAAGCGGACGATACACAGCATCCCGACAATCTGGGCACCCGCCGGGATGTCGTTGTAGAGGATGCTTTCAGATACCAAAATATGCTGTCAATGATAGACAGGCTGGTTCATCCATCGGTAGTTGGCAACAACTTCATACAGTTGTTCAAGACTATCCCGGAGGTGTTCTGGCCGATTGATTTCATCGCAAAGCGCATATCCGAGGCTCATCGACTTCAGGCGCATCCGTGAAATTTGCGATAAAGTCGGCGCATACATGATGGTGGATATTGCGCATATAGCGGGTTTGGTGGCGGCAGGGCTGCATCCTTCGCCCGTTCCCTACGCCGATTTTGTCACGACGACGACGCATAAAACGTTGCGCGGTCCGCGCGGCGGTATGATACTCTGCCGCGAGCAGTACGCGAAAGCGATAGACAAAGCGGTGTTCCCGGGCACGCAAGGCGGTCCGCTCGAGCACATAATCGCT